ATAAGATTCTAGGATTGAGTTAGGTATGATAAAAGGTTGTTGTTAGTTGGTTGGAGCGGGGATTGGGTTATTTTAACTCGGTCCTCGCTTTTTCTGTGTAAAGTTCTATCTCTTTTCTAAGCTTAGAGATATAGTTGGAGTTAGCCTTAGTCCTTTTTAAACCAAAGAAATCAATTAACATTACAGTGGTAACTCTACTATTATCATTATTAAGTAATTCTTTGATATACCCAGGGGGGTCTAATTGGACGGTGAAAACCAGATAAGCATCAGGACTAAGGTATTTCTTCATAAAAGAATAAAGGGCATCTATTTTATCATTAGCTAGTTGTTGCTCTTCCTCATCATCAAGGAGTTCTTTGCTATCATCGAATAATACTTCTAAACTCGCTAAGCTTTGGTTATATTCAGCTTCTTCACCATATGCTTTTCTAAGCAACCTGTTCTTAAATACTTTAAGTGAGTTGATAAGAGTGGCTTGCATCCTATTTTCATCGTAGTCTTCATATTTATTAAATACATATATGAACTTATCCCAGAAGTAGGATTCAATGATATCCGGGGAAACATTAAAACGTTTAGCATCTACATTGGAAGAAAGCTTCCTTACTAGGGGCCTTAGTTTTTTATAAAGCTTATTAAACAACCTAACATCGTAGTTGCTTCTCATTTCCTTAAGTCGGTGTATTTCACTTGCGTCCATCGGTTTTTATTTTTTAATTACATTGCAAATATAAATACTTTTTTTTATATATGCAAAGCTTATAGTAAAAAACTTTGCCTCTATGGTGAAAAAAGCTTATTCCCACCGGTAAAAAGCTTAACTCTAGCCGGTTATCACCATATACTATTACAGTGTACTCTATTCTTTATAAACAAATATCATAGCATGAAACGTAAAAACAAGGAGAAATTCTCGTTCACACCTGAGTTCCAGTTAGAGGTTCTTAGGTACATTATTCGGGATACCGAAGGAGGCTTAGCATTATCAAGGATTAAACCAAGTTACTTAACGCTTATAGAGCATACAATAATTGCTGAAGCTGTATCTAAGTTCTTTAAATCTAATCATCGTATACCTAGTAAACCAATTTTAAAAGAATCTATAAACAACTTACTAACAAGTAAGAATTATGTAGACTTAGTATTGAAAGAAGATATCCCAGAGATATTTAAAATAATAGATAACCTCTACTCTCAGCCATTAAAAGATGCTGATGTAATAAAGGAAGCTATCTATAGGTTCTCTGCTTATGTAGAGATGAAAACATTAAATGAAAGCTTTGATCTGGATAACTTTAATCAATATCAAGAGTACGCTAATAAGATTACCCATATATTAACTAAAGCTTCCCCAAAGAAGAAAGAGGAGCCTATATTCATGGTAGCAGATGTTACCGAACGTCAGTTTAATAGGCAAGCAAATCCAGAAGTAGTACCTTCCCCCTTTAAACAACTTAACGATTTAACCAATGCTGGGGGATTCCCAAAAGGTTCTATAGTGGTGATATTAGATAAAGCAAAAGCCAAGAAGACATTCACTCTTATCAATGTTGCAAGAGGCTACTTGCGTATGCAAAAGAATGTTCTTTATATAGATGCTGAAAACGGTAAGCATGAGATCATGGGCCGTATGATTCAATCAACCCTTAATCGTAGCAAACAAGAATTAATGTCTGGTGATGTAGATGAATTAGAGCAAAGGCAAGTAAGGAAGTATAAACGTATAGGTGTTGAATTCGTAGTCGAAAGAGTTCCTGCAATGGTTGCAGATGTAAATACCATTAAAGAGTTAATTACTAAACTAGAGAAGACAAGGGGCATTAAAATACATACCTTGATAGTTGACTACGCAGCTAAGTTAGCTTCTCTAAATAAAGATAAGGACGATAACGATAGGATTTTCAATGTATATGTAGAACTTCAAAATCTTGCTGAAGAACTAAGTATAGAACATATCTGGACCGCTAATCACGTTACAAGGGAAGGTTCTAAACATAAAACAACACGCTATGAGGAAAATGATATTGCTGGTGCAATTTCCATCATACGAAACGTACAAGCAGTATTCGGTTTAAACTCAACTAATGAAGAAGAAGAGAATAACATCCAACGATTAGAGGTGGTAGTTCAAAGAGATGGTAAACCATGGGGAAGGGCTCTCTTCAATACTAACTTAGATACGCAACGTATGGTGGAGTTCACTAAACAACAACGTGAACTGTATGACCAAGAGTATGGTTCTAAGTTAGACCAAGACTTTAAAAAGCCAAAGACAAACAGTCAACCAAGAGAGAAAAAAGGTAACGGAGATATCTAATGGCAAAGTTCAACCAAGATTACCGGGGAAGGTTAAAAGCATACTTCCATAAGCAACTAGGCATGAAGGATTACCGCCATGGTTGGTTAAAAGGTCAGTGTCCTGCTTGTAACAAAGAAGATAAGTACGGTGTAAATATATCTCGTAATACCTCTAATTGCTTCAAATGTGGATATCATAAGAGGCCGCTAGAGGTAGTAATGGAGTTGGAGGGTATAGAAACCTACCGTGAAACTTTAGTATTTCTAGAAACTGGTAAGTTCGACGGCTATGAATTCAAAGAAGAAAAGATCGAACTAAGGTCACATAAACATTTCTACTTACCCGAGAACTTTAAACTTCTAAACCAAGGTAACTCCCAGCTAAGTGATTCTGCCCGTTCATACATAAAGAATAGAGGCTTCGATATTAATGAAATGAGTAGAAAGGGCTGGGGTTACTGTGGTGAAGGAACCCACATGGGTTATATTATAATACCATTTTACACTAACGGCTCACTTACGTATTACCATGCAAGAAATTTCCTAAGCTATGGCCCAAAGTATAACAACCCAAATGTAGATGTAACTGGGATAGGTAAAGCAGTTATATGGTATAACTATGATGCTCTAAGTATGTATGATATGGTATATATCACTGAAGGGGTATTCAATGCCGAAACAATGGGTGATAACGCAATAGCATCAGGAGGTAAATATGTATCTAAGTATCAGGTAAACCAGTTAATAAAGTCACCAGTAAAGAGATTTATAATTCTACTAGACCCAGATGCAATAGATAGGGCAATAGAACTTGCGTTAATCTTAGTTGACTTCAAACGGGTTAAGGTAGTGGTATTACCAGAAAACGAAGACACGAACTCACTTGGCAGAAAGAAAACTATGCAATTAATATATAACACAAGATACCAAGACAGGAAGGCTTTAATGAAATTAAAACATAATTTATGAGAGACCCGAGCATACATGTAAAGAGAAGTGATTTGAAATGGATACTTAAAGAGTTCTTCGAAGACCTGGATGATACTGATATCAACAGGATAATGCAAGAGCTTAGAAAGTATTCCTGTGATAACCGTTCAGTAACAGTTAGTAATGAGAAACTTAGGAAGGATATGGATAGGAGGCTAGTTACCAATAAAGGTGATGCCTCCTTGTTGGCAGATGTAATCTACTCTGTTAGGATTCAATTAAAGCATCGTGGTGTAAGAAAGATAAACCAGGATTCCAGGGACTGGCTACAATTAAAACAGCTAACCAAACTATGTAATCAATTCGCTGAAGAGTTTAATCTAGAGAAGCGAGAAGCTTATATAGAATATATTCAGCTGTGTATGAAAAGAATTACTTCTGTGAACTCTTTAGTAACTAAATTTATAAGTTTATATGAGCCCATCTCAAATGAATTTGATAACTTAAACAAATTAAAGAAGGACCCATACCCAGGAATAACTAAAGACATCCATAACTACTTTGTAAGTAAGGTTGCGGATAAGACCGGGATATACAATGAGTACCTTAACAACCCCGGTAAAATGGCAAGGTTTATGGAGATAAGGGAAATCTGTGAAAGTTTAGGAGTCGACCATACAGTATTTATAGATGCTCAATTCGAAGCATTAGATTGGTGCAATGGTATGCCTTCACCAGAAATGATGGTAACCGATAAAGCTAAAGAAAGACTCCAGAAATATATGTATCAAAATAAGATAACAAACCAGAGGTCTAAGAAATCTAATAATGACTTCTTCAACAAACTAAAATCATTATGAGTAAAAAAGAAAAAGAACTAAGAGAAAGGCTTTCTATAGTAATAAATGGGATGTACGAAAACCACAGTTATGAGTCGATAACTAATAATGGGATACCAATTAAGTATATGTTAAAGATATTAAGGTGTTATCTTAAAGTCTATGGCCCAGACTTTAACTTTCACCCAGAAGATCCAAGAGTAGCGGTAATGGGAGAAGTTATTGAAAAATACTCAAATCCTTTAAAGAAGCATTACGAAGATTTACCATTCTGATATGAAACTAACAATCAAGATAATAAATGCTAATCAAGGGTTAGTAGACGGCGAGTTAAAAGTATTAAACAAGCTGTATGAAGAACTAGCAATAAAACATCCCAACTCATTTCATATAAGGATGTACTCAAAAACTAAATGGGACGGAATCGTTCACTACTTATCAAGTACTGGTAAGTTCCGAATAGGTTTACTACCAATGATATACAATATGCTTACTGGCTGGGGTCACAAGGTAGAAGTTATCGACTATCGTGAGCCCATTCCTGTGAAACCCTCAGTGCCTAATCAGATAGGCGAGCTAACCCCAAGGGATACACAGAAAGCAGTAATTGAAACGATTATTAACCATAAAGTGGCTGGGGTACCTTTCTATATCGGGGTACAGGACCTATCAGTAAATTTCGGCAAGTCTTTAATCATGGCAGGCCTGTTTCTAGCATTTAAAAAGAAGTTAAAGACTTTACTATTAACCAATGACTCCGACTGGCTAGAACAGTCTAAAGGTGAATTCCCAAAGCTGTTACCCGATACACCAATAACTTACATTAGAGGAGGGAGGGAAATAAACTGGTCTATGTTCTCTATTGGTATGGTTCAATCAATTGCAAAGAACATTGATTCCTATGACTGGGACTTATCCAAGGTAGATATGGTATTAATAGATGAGTGTGACTTAATCGACAACAAAACTTACAAGAGTGTAATCGAAAGGTTATTTAATACTAGAGTACGAATAGGGTTATCTGGTACTGTATATATGTCTACACTAAAAAAGAACATCATTAATAATATGAACATCAGGTCTTTTATTGGCGATGTAATGAGCGAAGTAAAGATAAAAGATACAATCAAATCGGGTGACTCTACGAATGTTATAGTAAAGATAGTCCCCACTAATTTCAATGAAGGTAAAGTACCATTGGGTAAGTACCCAGAAGAATACGAAGCTGTGATAATTAAAAATCCTAAGGCATATAAAGCTTCACTGCAAAGGGCATTACGTAATTATAATAAGGGCAGGTTCCCGATGCTTGTAGTGACAAAATATATAGAGCACTGTGAATTACTTTATAAGTATTATAAAGATTCACTAGACAGCAAAATAACCATTGCCTACGTTCACTCAGGAGTTAACACCAAAGTAAGGAATAAAACCATAAGCGACTTCAGGGAAGGAAAGATAGATATCTTAATCTCTAATTCATTCATATCACGGGGAAAGAACTTCCCTTTGCTAAGGTACCTTCAGAACACCGCAAGTGTAGATTCAAACGAAAAGACAATCCAATTACTCGGTCGTCTAGTTCGTACACATGAATCAAAGAAGAAAACATATCTAGATGATATTGCATTTAATGGTAAATACCTTTCTAGACATTCTAACCATAGAAAGAACTACTACTTGAAGCAAGGATTAACAGTTATCAAAGTTAGTACTAAGTACCCTATAAATTTAAAAAGTACTAAATAGTTATACCTTTTTCCGGTAGGAAGGAAAAGACCTAATAAGGTAATAAGGCATCAATAACATAATCAATAAACAAACATGGTACTCTGGAAAACCTATAAAGGTAAACAATCGATAAAAGAAATCATCGATAAAGTAGGAATGCAAAAGAACTCTAATACATCTAACAAGTTCTTAGTAATGGCTGGATTCGAAGGAAGTGATAAATTTGAACCCCACTTCGCTTGTATCATCTATCATGAAAAGATATACCCATCGATTATAATATACTCTTTAACAGGTAATACTAAGATAACTCATTGGACTGAAATAAAAACACCAAAGAATATATGAAAACAAAAAAGAAAACCGCTACTACTAAAAAGGAAACATTGCCTGACTTAAACAAGCATGATATCCTTAAACCATTATCAGTTACATCAATAGGTACTAATGGAGATCCTTGTTTCGGGGTCTCTTACGACCTAACAACACCAGAATGTAAGATGTGCGGTGATTCAGAACTTTGTGCAATCGTATTCGCTCAAGGCTTGAATAAAACAAGGGATGAACTGGAAAAAGAGAACAAGTACAAGGATATGGAAATCCTCATCGATATCTCATCAGTTAAAAAATATATGAGAGCTCTGAAACGAAAGGAAACAGCCAAAAAAGATATACTTGATAAAGCTACAGTTAAGTTCAAGATAACCCGTGATGAAGCAAGAGAAATATATAGAAGTCTAATTAAAAACAGCTAACATGTTAAAAGTAGAAAAAACCAGTAATTACCTACAGGGTATTTACCAACTCCAGAAACAGTTATTAAGCCATTACATCAACATTGAAGGTATGCCTAAGTACCCAGTAGATGTAAACACAAAACCAAATCAGAAGTTACTAAAGGACTTTGCTGACAGGTGTATTGAAGAACTAGCTGAAGCTCATGTAGCCCACCTTGATATATCTAATATCATGGAGGCTAATACATACTTCTTCGATGGTATTACCTCATCACAGGAAAAAGATTTGTGCAATAAAGTAATGGCTTTTAATGAAGAACTAGCCGACTCCTTACATTTCATGGTTGAGTTACTTATCTATGCTAATATCCAACCAGAAGATATCTTAAGGTATGTAACCAAGTCTAACAATGATCTAGGCTTTATGATTGAGTTTGATAATGAAGATATCTTGGGAACTATAGGAGCATTTGCTGGGTATAAGCTCCAATTAGAAATAGAATCTCATACCGGCTTATCAGCTAAGGTAAACATCTGGGACCTGTTTAGTGACCCTATTGATGATGAACACCCCTATTTACAAGCTGGTCTAGCGTATTCAAAAATGTCGGTAGATGAAACAGTACCTATGTTATGGTCAATTACTTTGTTCTTGAAGATGGCTGGGAACTGCTTAAAGAATAAAGCCTGGAAACAAACAGAGGTAGAAACTGATACCGGTCTTTACCAACAGCGATTAGTAGAAGCTTTCATAAGACTAGTAGGTTACTACTACTATGTAGGCCTTAACAGTGAAAGCATCTATAAGTTGTATGAAAGAAAGAACCAGGAAAACTACAATCGTATTATTAATAAATACTAATGGGAAAGAAGGTTAAATCTGGATCAGTAAGCGAGAACGTTCACTCGCTAGAATTCGCAACTTCTCAGGAAGCTTGGGAAGGTGTAAACGAAATGTTCCTATACCATGACGAAGATCTATTCGGCCATGGCTCTTCTCATACATCAGGAATGGCAGTAGTATTCAATGTATTTATTAAGATAAGGAAATCCTGGGTAGACCCTGAGTTCGACTTTGGAAAAATGTTTAATTATCGTGAACAGAAATGGACAACGTTGATAAACAATTATCTTAATCTAAATAAGCTAGACTTACTTAGGTCTAAGGTAAGATACTTTCAAAGCAAATATAATCAGAACTACAACATCTCGTATTCATTTGATAACTCTCATGACAATGGGAAAGGCTGTTTGCTAGCAGCAACATTCTCTAGGAGGTTAAATGATGATGTACCAGTAATAACAATTATGATCCGTTCTTCTGAGATAACAAAGAGGCTAATCTTTGACTTCTTACTTATCCAGAGAATGGGTGAATATGTATATGGTACTGACTCCACGTTCATGATAAACGTCTTTGCTACTCAAATGTACTGTAATACAGAAACCCTGATTATGTACAATACATACAAAGATATTAAGAAGTTATTAAAGAGTAAACCGGAAACCACTTGGACTAAAAATGTCATAGCTACCTATGATAAGTTCATGAATGACCCTCAAAGTTATAGCACATATAAGGTATTTCTAAGAACTGCTAAATGCCTTAGGCCAGATGCTTTCAAAGGAAACTATAAACAAATGCTTGCAAAAGAATTAAAATTAGATTACGATGAAATTGAATATCCCGAAGATTGTATTACCCTTTCACAAAGGAAAAGATACAGAATTAAACTTAACCCCAGGAAGTATGGAAAGTAAATATAGCATGGCCGAAGTAGTATCAATAAGACAAGGTATGGCTGGTTGCTTTAAGCATCTTATAGATAATGGTAAAGCCTATAAGTCTGCTAAGTGGCAAGCTATCGATAGTCCAGATAGTTTATTTGAAGTAACTGATATTCACTTCAAAGTTCAAATGCCTGAGATGATTGAAAAACTTGAACAAGAAACAAAAGCTGACCTACCATGGTCAGAAAACCACTTTAAAGAAAGGGTAAGAGGCATACCAGCTAATCCTGGTTATGAGTACCAAAATTGGCCATACTATAAACCAGAGAAACACAATGAGTCTTTCAGGGCTGAAGGAGAAGGTTATTTCTCACATACCTACATGGAAAGGTTTTGGCCAAACCGAGAACTTATAGGTACTGGTGCAATGGGTTATAGGTTCGGTGACTTCCAAGATGTACTTGATAGGTTAGCAAGAGACCCACAAACAAGGCAAGCTTATCTTGCTATCTGGCATCCCAACGACCAAGCTAATCTTGAAAAAGAAGTAAGATTACCATGTACTATTGGCTATCAGTTCTTAATAAGAGAAGGTAAGTTAAGCATCATCTATACAATCCGTAGTTGTGATATACTACGTCACTTTAAAAATGATGTCTATATGACTATCCGATTAGCTCAATATGTAAGAGATTACTTAGTAGAGAAGGAGGTATTCACTGAACTATCAATGGGAACAATGGGTATGTCAATAGGCTCTTTACATTGCTTCAACATTGAAAAACCTTTATTAGAACAAAGGCTGAAATTTTATTCATTCTAAAAAACAAGAGGGGGCTAACTACCCCCTCTAACATTGAAAACATATGATCTCAAGGCATAAGATTATAACGACAAAGAAAGAAGTTAAGCAATTAATTAAAGCATGTATTGAAACTAAATACTGCTGCTTTGACTTCGAAACAAATGCAGAACCGATTTACAATGATACCTTCTATCCAACGATATTATCGGTAAGCTTCCAGGTAGGCTCATCAGTTATAATACCATTAGAGCATTTTGAGTCACCATTAAAAGGTAAATGGTTACCCCTATTGCAATACTTTGGTAGGAAGGTAATAGAAAACCGTGAAATAACTAAAGTAGCTTGGAACTGGAAATTTGACAACCAGATAATGCACAGATATGGAATCTTCCATGCTGGTAGAGCATTAGATGGTATGTTAGCTAAATACCTATTAGATGAAGAAAGACCGAGCGGGTTAAAAGAAATGGTTGATAGGTATCTACCTGAGATGTCTGGCTATGAGAATTATGAAGGTAGTAAAATGCCCTGGGATAAAAAACCTTTAGAAGGTTTATCAAAGTATGCTGGCCAAGATACAGATGCTACATTAAGATTAACCTTATTCTTTGAAAAGAAGCTTATTGACCTGGGCTTCTACTCATTGTATAGAAACCTTATCATGATGGCTTCTCGTGTGTTCGAGGATATGGAAAGGTGGGGAATGAAATTAGATGTTGAACTTAATGATGAGCTACAAATAAGTTATGCTAAAAGAATCCAGGAGACTGAGGCTAAACTAAAAAACATAAAGAAGGTAAGACGATTCGAAAAAGCTTTTTCACAAGAAAGGATACAAAACTACATAGATTCTATTCAACAAGAGATTGACCAATTAACAGAAGAAGATGAGCAAGGCAATGCCCGTAAGATTACTTCTAGAGAAGATAAAATTAAAAGGTTAACAATTGGAGACTTCCAAACTAAAAGTGAACTAGCATTAAGGGAACCCATTAATTTTAGCTCGCAACAACAGATGGTACAACTTCTTTACACCCACCCAAAGGGTTTAAAACTACCAATCTTAAAATACACTAAGGATAAATACAAAAGGGATACCGATAACCCAAGTACTGCTGAAGATACCTTAGTCGAATTAAAAAGCTTAGATAAAAATGGGTTCATAGAAACTTTATTAGAACTAAGAGGGCTAAACACAATCACCTCTACATTCATACTTGGTATAAGGGATAAACTTGGAAGTGATGGAAGGATACACCCAAAGTTCAATATACATGGTACGGTAACGGGTCGCCTTTCCAGTGCTGATCCCAATTTCCAAAACTTACCAAGGAAAAATACCAACCCAGATATAAAGAGGATGATGATACCAACTACTGGTAATATATTCTTAATGATGGACTACTCTCAAGCTGAGTTAAGGGTATTAGCCCACTTAGCTAAAGAAACTACCATGCTAGAATGGTTTAGAACCGGTAAGGATATTCACTTGGCCTCAGCATGCAAGAAGTATGAAGTAGACTATGAAACTATATTAAAGATATATTCAGATGAACAACATCCTGAATATAAGCTATGGAGTATACGTAGGAAGCAAGCTAAGTGTTATACTGGTGATACCGAGATATTAACAACTAATGGTTGGCAAAGACTTGATTCTTATGATAACACTTCTCTAGTAGCTCAATATCATTTCGATTCCGAAAAAATAGAGTTTGTAAAGCCAGAGAACTATGGTAAAGTTCTCTCTAAAAGAAACTATGCTTATGTAGATAGGAATATAGATATGAATGTAACACATGATCATAAGACATTATTCATAAGTAGGAATAACGTAAAAGTAAAAACTGATTTTGAAAATTTAGTTGGTAAAAATGGTTACATGCCATGTGCTGGTTTTTATGAAGCTACCCCAAGATTTTCAGAGGATATGACCAGATTTATATCAATGTTTACTGCTGATGGTAATCTTAATAAGGATGGTAAGATAAGGTATGGCTTTTCTAAAGAAAGGAAGATAAAAAGATGTAGAGAGTTATTAAACCGTATGGGTGTACATTTTAGTGAAAGGTTAGATGTAAGAGGAAATACACATTTCTACATACCAAAGAAGGAGAATATAGATTTATATACTTCTTTACTAATGGTAGTTGGTAAAGATAAGAAATTATCCTGGGATTCATTAAACCTACTAAACATGCCAGTATTTCTTGAAGAAGCAGGATTCTGGGATTCTTACTTAGATACAAGATGGAAGAGTAATAGGGTAAGCTTTTCTACTGTAGTAGAACAAACAGCTGACGTTATGCAAGCAATGGGTACTTTATGTGGTATAAGAGTAGTAAAATATAAGAAAGGTAATAAGTCGCTACTAACATACAAGCTATCAGTATCTCCATACTCTAGAGTAAACCTTAGGAATGCTAAACTAGAAAAGTTTAAAAAACCAGTTGATATGTGGAGTGTAACTGTTCCTAGTAGGAACTTAGTAACCCGTAGAAATAATAAGGTGGTATTATCTGGGAACACTATAAATTTTGGGGTAGTATATGAACAAACAGCCATGAAATTAGCTGAGTCACTTTCTGATCCAGAAAAAGGTATAGTAGTTTCTGTTGCCGAAGCCCAAGTATTCTTAGATGATTTTTTCAGGCTATTCCCAAACATTAAGAAGTATATTGAAAAGCAACACAAGTTCGCAAAGAAAAATGGGTATGTAAAAACCATGTTTGGTAGGAAACGTAGATTACCTAATGCTTTTTCTGATAACTACCGTGAGTTCTTAGAAGCAATGAGGTTTTCATCTAATGCTCCCATTCAGGGTACAGCTACTGACTTTGCTCTATTCTCATCAATTCTTATGTGGGAAAAAGTTAAGAAAGGTGAATTCCCCGAGTTCCATGAATGTACTACTGTACATGACTCATTAGTATTTGAAATCAATCCATCTGATATAACTCCTAAGTTAATATATGATATGTGGTTAATTTGTAAAAACCCAGGAACAAAGAAATACTTTGGTTTTCAAATTGACGATGTGGAAATGGCAGTAGACTTTGGTATTGGCAGGACTTACGCTGAAGAACTACCATTTGTACCAGGCTATGACTATAATAAACTCCTATCTGATAACTTCTCAAAAGATGATTATTACGTTGAGCATAAGAAAGTTAAAAACATCGAATTAAAAGATTACCCGAAATACTTTAAAGAATACTTCAATGGCAAAAATTAAAGACACTAAGGATGATAAACTAATCCTGACTTATCAGGGAAAGGAAGTAGTAATTAATATATCAGAAGAACTATCAATCAATGAGAATATCATTAATTCCCAATTAAAAGAGAGCCCTTCTAGTTATGCTTTTCTAACTTTACTTAGAGCACAAGCAATTAAAGACCGGGATAAACTAGAAAGGGAAAAGGACGTTGCCTACAGCGAAGCATACCTATTCTATAAAGACTCGGGTGCAAGCAACATGACAAATGAAAAAGCTAATCATAAAGCTAATACAGCACCCAAGTATGAAAGCCTATACAATAAATGGCTAAGAGCTTGCGATAAAGCCGAAAAACTTTCTAGCATATGCAAGGCTTATGAGGGCAGGGAGAAAATCCTTCAAACATTATCAGCTAATCTTCGCAAGGAACGTTAAGGATATCTATCAAACTATTATAATTTATACAAATCTTTCAAATCATGGACAAGAAAAAGAAAAAGCCATCGGCAAGCGGAAGCAGTTCTTCGGGACTTTCTGCAAGAGAAAAAATGTTAAAGCGTAAAAAAGAGCTGGAATCGAAAGGTAACGGCGGAGGGGGTTTAGTATTCCCTAAAGAAGGTACTCTAAGGGTACGGTTAAAATCACCTGGTGATGATGAAGAACTAGGAATTGAAATCATACAATTCTATTTAGGCCCAGACTTAGGTGGTGTAATATCCCCGGCTACATTTGATGAACCCTGCCCTTTCATGGAAAAGTACAAAGAACTTAGGGATTCTAAAGATGAAGATGATAAAGCCCTGGCTAAACTTCTCATCCCTAAAACAAAGTACGTGGTAGCCGGTATCATCTATAAAGATGAAAAGGGTAAAGAGGTTGACACGGATCGTTTAAACCGGGGTATATTGGTACCACGTTCTGTTTATCAGGATATCATCGATCTTTACCTTGATACTGATGAATGGGGTGATATGACTCACTCACGTGAGGGCTATGACCTTAAGATCAATCGTTCAGGTAAAGGTAAAAACGATACTCAGTATTCTGTTTCACCTTGTCAGAAAAAACCTCTGGACAAACAGTATCAAGGTAACATCGACCTGGAAAAAATCGTTCGTAATCAAATCAAATCTTATGATGAACTCGAGGAAGTTTTATCTAAGTTCTTAAAAGTTCCGATTGATCGGGAAGATGATGATGAAGATGAAAGTCCAGCAAAGAAGAAATTCAAATCTTCAATGAAGTCTGAAAAATCTTCCTCGATGAAAAAGAAGAAAAAAACAAGGGATATCTAACTAATAATTACATAAGGCAAAGAAAGAGATAAGTTGGGTATACGTAATGTTGCTCAACTTATTTTTTTCTAAACACATTGAGACATGGCAAAGAAAGTTAAAGTGGGAGTAAAGATCCCAACCAAAAATGAATTATCTAAAAGGTACCCAGGTATGGTGGTAGCTTCCGAAAGTGATGATAGCCATCTCCCATGGTTACCTTCAAGGTTCTTAGCCTTTAATTATCAGTTAGGAGGAGGGATCCCCTATGGTAAGATACTGGAGATATTTGGTGAAGAGTCATCTGGTAAGTCAATGGCAGCCTACAGTTTTGCTTCAGTGGCAACCGACTTAGGAGGTATAGTACTATGGGCCGATGCCGAACAATCGTTCACTATGGAATGGGCTAAACATCATGGCTTAGACTTAGAAAGAGTAATGGTATTACGTGAAACTTCAGTTGAAACAATATCCGACTGGGTAGCTGATATGGCTATATACTGGAGGTCAATCTTAGTTAACAATGAGCCTATACTATTTGTAACTGACTCTATGGCTGCATTAGATTGCATGGAAAACATTAACTCTAAAATGGTAGATTCTAAAGCTGATATGGGTAACCGAGCTAAAGCTATCTATAAAATGTTCCGTATACGCTCTGAGCTTTTATTTAAGTTGGGCGTATGCCAAATTTATATCAATCAGTTAAGAAAGAATCTGTCTGCTGGTATGTTTGGTGACCCAGATTGCTTACACCATGATACTATGGTACCATTTACTGATGGAACATCTATGAAAATAGGTGACATTGTAAGAAACAAAGTACAAAAGAACGTATGGTCATTAAATGAAATAACTATGCAATGGGAAGAGAAGCCTATTGTGGGCTGGGTAGAGAAAGATCCCACTAATAAGTGGCTTAGTATAGTAACTGAAGGCCCAGGCACTAAGAACGGTAGAAATGGTATTACCTGTACACGGAATCATTTAATGTATACTAACAGGGGTTGGGTAAAAGCTGGTGAATTAACGTTAGAGGATAAATTAATAACCAGGTATGAATCACTGATAGGTAATTCTCCATTAAACAGCTCACTATCTGCTTTTATGTATGGTATGTTTATAGGTGACTCTTCAATAAGGATAAGGGGAAAGCATACAGCTTCTATACATTTACAAGATAGTAAAAACCCAGAGTATCTTAATTGGAAACTAGCTAAGCTAAAAGACTTTGTATACTTCAAAGAGTATAAAACCTCAAGAGGTATGAGGATAATGAAGTCTAACTATACAGTAGAACTGGCTTTAATTAAAAATAGAGTATGTGAAAGGAACCCACTAAATGTATTTATGTTCGGTGTACCTATTGGTAAAGTAAGGGATATTCCTGCTCTTACTCTAGCTTTGTGGTATATGGATGATGGCCATTTAGATAAGAGAGGTAGAGCTTCTATATCAATATCTAATAAAAGGGTTAATTTATATAAACTAAAAAACTACCTAACAGCAGCTGGATATGAGTGTAATGTTAAAAGTGATCTTAAAAACATTCAATTTTCAGAAACTGGTAAAGATAACTTATTCAATAAGATATGTACTTTTATACCAGAGTGTATGCAATATAAGTTACCAGTAAAGTACCAAGGTATGTATGAAGAATTTGAGATAGAAGATAGCTATAGGGGATTTGCTATGTTAGAGGTAGATATCTTATCTATAGGTACTGCTGGTGAAAGGAATAATAGGAAGCCATATAAGTACGACTTAACTATAGATGATAATCATAACTTTCTGGCTGGTTCAACTGATGCTGGAGTATTAGTTCATAACACAACCCCCGGCGGAAAAGCACTAGCTTTCTATGCTTCTCAAAGAATTGGCTTTTATGGTGGAAAACAAATACTAAAGAAAGTAAAAGGTAAAGAAAGGAAAGTGGGCCGGGTAACTTCTATACGTGTAAAGAAAAACAAGGTATCTCCGCCAAGGGCAACTATTAAAGCTGCTCCTATGTATAACAACCCCATGTATTCACAAGTTGGCTTTGACCCATACTATTATCTTAATGAAGTATTCTTAGAGCTTGAAATAATTGAAAAAACCAGTGGAGGTATATTCAAATATAAAGGTGAAACCATATGCAGGGGCGAAGATAACTTTATTGAATTAATAACTAAAGATGATGAGCTACGTAGGAAGCTTTTAAGAAAAGCCGGGATAAATACAGTTGGCAACACTAGGAAGCTTTTATCAAAGCTAACTACTAATCTATTTCCAGTAGATGGTGAAGTAAGTTATACAGCTCAATCAGAAGAAGTGGAGGAAGAAGATGAATAATACATTGTTATTAGTGGACGGTGAAAACTTACTTCACCGTTCATTTCATAAGTTCGAAAAGTTCAAGTCAAGTGATGGTACAAAGACAGGTGCTATCTATGGATTCTTTAAGACTCTGAACTCTAATATATTTAGGTTCAATGTAACAAGTGTAATTGTAGTATTCGATAATGGCCGTTCCAAGTATCGTACTTCTATACACCCCGAGTATAAAGGGGGCAGACCAGTAAGATTAGGCATGGATTATGAAGCTCTTCAAAATCAAAAGAAAGAAATCAGAAAAATCCTAAAGTACCTTAACATCCCAGTTATCTATGATAAAAGGAAACTTAATAACTATGAGTGTGACGACTACATAGCATTAGTATCTAATCTAAACAAAGGTAACGTAATGATACTATCCTCTGATAAGGACTTCAACCAACTTATCAGTAAAAGGGTAAAAGTAATAAACCCATCTAAAGATGCAGTTATATCCGATCATAACTGCAAGCAACTTTTTGGCTATACACCCAAGGAATGTGTAGATTACCTTTCATTAGTTGGGGATAGTTCCGATAATATCCCAGGCATAAAGGGGATGGGTGAGAAGAGAGCAAGAACATTTTTAGATGAGTATGGAAGCTTGGAAAAATATATTGCTCTAGAATCAAAGGTTTTTGCCCAAACCATCGATAAGGATAAAGTAAGATTCCTTAAGGACCTAATCGATATCAATTGGTTTATCGAACAACATCCTTTGAAGATATCCAACATCCCTATAAAGTATGGTAAAACTATATTGCATAACAAACTAATGGATACCTTCAATAAGTACTCATTAGTATCATTAAAATCAAACGAATTCTTAGAACCATTTAAAAAGTTAAAACCATGGGTAATAAAGTAATGTTCGCAGGTGCTAGTGGTACTGGTAAAACCACATTAGCTAAAAGAGTATCTGAAATGTTAGGCATACCATTTGTTTCTGGGTCTTATTCTGACTTAGTTGTTGAAACAAGAGGGCTTAAGCATATTGATATGATAACTGAACGTTGGGTGATTATGAAAAAAAAAGATGAAAAGCTTTTGTCACTAAGATCCAAGTTATTCTCATCACAGTTTGAATTCGTAAGTGACAGGTCTTATATCGATAACATTGCTTACTACATCTTAAAGCTATCTCAATATGTTTCAAATGAAGAGGTATCTGTGTTTATGGAAAAAGCCCTCTCTTTCTTAGAGAAAGACTGCAACAAGTTAATCTTCATACCATTCAGCCATCAGATGATAAACCTATGGCAAGTAGAAGATAATAATAAACGTATAACCAATGGTTACTTCCAGCACATGGTATCATTAATCATGGAAGACATTATACGTAATGTTTACTTATTAAAACCCAGTTGCCAATACTACGATCAATTTGGTAATACCGTTATTCACACAGCTGGTGAGTTGGATATACTTATCCTTAACAAATTACCTATCGAAGATAGGATGCGTAGTATAGAAAGATTTTTAATCAGTAGAAAAATCCCAATGAAATGAAAGTGATAGCAATAGCTTTCTCAGACATTCATATCAATCTTTGGAGTAAATTCAACGATGGTAACAGAAGAACCTTGGATCATTTCAAGGTTCTCTCTTTGATAAAGTCTGAGTGTGAAAAATATAAAGTACCAGGCTTATTCATTGGTGACCTTATGCACAAGCCAGAAAACATTGACAATGAACTGTTTCATTTAATAGTTGAAATGTTCACTAAGCTAAATGGTGACTGGAAATGTTATGCAATATCTGGTAACCATGATATGAAATATGGTAACAAGCCTGGTAAACCATCGCCAAGCTTTGTAACCAGTTTATCAAAGGTAGTACCATGGTTAGAATGTATTGATATGAAAACCATAAAAACCAAGAAGTTTAACCTTCATGGTGTACCATACCTTGAACATAACGTTGGTCTAACAGAGTCTATTTCTAGCTTTAAGCTTGATAGCGATAAACCAAACATCTTATTACTACATACCGATTACCCAGGTGCATCAGATACAGATGGTACGGAGGTTGGGTCAGTAGAAAACTTAAATGTAAACTCATTAAACAAATTCTCACTAACTCTTATCGGTCATATCCATAAGCCACAAAGAATGGGTAAAAAGGTATACATCGTAGGAGCAACACATCAACAGCGTAGAACTGATAAAGACTGTGAACTTGGTTACTGGAAAGTAATGGAAGATATGTCAATGAAGTTTGTAAGCTTAACTGATAAGCTACCCAGGTTTATAGATGTAGAAACACCTGAAGATGTAAAAGATGATGGTAACTTCTATACTGTGATCCCAAAGAAAACTGAGATAAAAGAATCTAAAGAAAACACTATATCCAAGGATATGTCTAAGACCAAGCTAGCAAGAAGATATATCAAGGAGATAGGTGTAAAAGATAAAGATAAAACAAGGCTATTAATAAAAATACTAAAGGAGGCAAGTGATGATTGAATTCGGGAAGCTTATCATAGAAGGGTTCTGCTCTATAGATAATTACGAAATAAACCTATCAGGTAAAGGCATAACCATAATCCGTGGTAGAAATGGGGCAGGAAAAACTACATTACTATCAGCAATAAACTGGGTACTGTATGGTACTATGCCTAAAGATGTGAAAGAAGTAAACACTTGGAAAAAATACCGTACAAAAGAATACCAAGGTACTAAGATTACCATACACTGGGAAAACAAAGGAACTATACATCAAGTAATTAGGTGCTCTAACTATACTGGTAAAGTGGATGGTTCTAAGGGCATGGACCGATTACTTTATTTCATAGATAATGAACATGTAAAAGAAAGGAAGAAGCTAGATATCCAAAAGCTTATAGAAGCTGACTTGGGTATGTCTCATGAGTTATTCCGTAATTCAGTTATGTTTGGCCAAGGCCTAAAGAGGTTAGCCCAAGAGTCAGCTTCTGATAAAAAAGACCTATTCGAAGAAGTATTTGATGTAGCTTATATAACTAAAGCTAAATCAATTGCCAAGGGCAAGTACGACGAGCTTTCTAGAGAGTTAGCAATTCTTAAAAAGGAATTAAGCAATTTAGAATATGATGCTTCTTCTTACAAGGATATGTATAAAGAGCTTAAGGAAAAAAACAAGCAAGAGAACCTACAGTTAGTTTCAAAGATCTCTAAATTAGAAGCTAAAAAGAAGGAAGCTATAGAAAAACTTAACTCTATTAAGTTCGACAAAAACCTGCTAACTAAGAGCGAGAATGAGAAAGCCGGCCTAGTAAATGAGCTTAACAAGATCAAAGCTACATTCGAAGAACATAACCAGGAAATCGAACACTTACAAACAAACGAAGGCTTATCAGAGTTCATAGATGATATCATCAAGTACTTAAACAAACCTGAAACAGCTAAGAAGAAACTCTTAAAACTGAAATCCTCCCTATCTTTCATCAACAACTTCAAGGATAAAGAGAGATCACTAAAACAAAAGATAGCTGATATTGGTGAAGTTATCTGGAAGATAAGGTCAGAAGAATCTAAACATCAATCTTGGAAATCAGCTATCAGGAACCTTGATGAAGAGATATCAGAAATAAAAGAAGAGGTGAAAAATTCCAAGCCAACTGACAATTCTGGGGTAACTAAGTATAAGAAAAAATATAAAGAAGCTCTAGAATTAATCGCAGTAAACCAAGTAGAAGTAGAAAACCTATCCAAGCAGGTTGATAACTACAGTTGGCTAATGCAAGAACCCCTGGGTAACAAAGGACTCAAATCTTATATAATAGAATCATCTCTGTCTACACTTAATTCTATCATGGCTGATTATGCTAAATACATGGGGTTCAATATAGAGTTTGGCATAGACCTTGAAACAACTAAGAAAGACTTCTATACTCTCATAGAGATAGATAATAACGTGGTGAATTACAATGAGTTATCGGGTGGCCAAAAACAATTAGTACATATTGCCATGGCTTTTGCTATGCATGAAATGACCACTAATTCTAAGCATATAAACGCTCTATTCTTAGATGAAGTATTTGAACACTTAGATCATGAGAACATAGAGGTAATCGTATCTCTCATAAAACGTATATCTAAGGACAATAAATCCATCTTCATCATCACACACCAGGATTCACTTCCATTAAGTAATGCCAACACTATAAGGGTGGACTACAAAAATGGCCTGACGGTATTCTTATAATTTTCACTATTAAGCAATAAACGAATATCATGGCTAGAATAAACTCAAAGAAAAAAGGAAGTAAGAATGAAAGAGATGTATGTAAGTGGTGGAAAGAGTGGACGGGGTTTGAATTCTCTAGAGTCCCGTCGTCGGGTGGCTTACGTTGGAGCAGAACAACTGATACGACAGGTGATATTATATGCTCAGACCAAAAGCACTTCCTCAAGTTCCCTTTTAGTATTGAAGCAAAGAATTACAAAGATTTGAATTTTGAACATCTACTACTAGACAACAAGAATATCAAGATACTAGAGTTCTGGAAACAAGCTAAGGGTGACGGGGAAAGGGGTAACAAAGAACCCATACTTATGATGAGATACAATGGTATGAAAAAGAATGAATACTTTTTCGTATTAGACTCTAAAACATCAGAAGTATTTATCAAAACTCTTCCAGAAAAGAAAAGACAATTAATTCCACAGATGAGCTTAAGGACCAGGGATAATAAAGAAAACCTAACCATCCTAATGGCATCAGATGTAATCAGCATGGATTACAAAGAGATATACAAAACAATCCGAAAACAATTAAAGAGTAACAAGTGATGAAATCGGGCAAGTCTTACAAATGGTGTATATTCCACTTAGATTTAAAAACATTCGGTAATATCGAGAAGGACCTTAATAAGAGTGGCTATAAAAACATAAAAGTATCAATACCAACAGTTTCTATCTTAAAGAAGAGGTCTAAAGGGAAAGATATCTATGAAGACGTGCCTATGTTGTTCACTTATGGTTTTATAAGGTTGACAACTGAAGAAGCTTATTCAAGACATTTCTTGAGGAAACTAAAAACAGATATCCCAGGGATAATGTCTTGGGTAATGTCTTTAGAACCCATACATAGGAAACGTAAACGTAAGAGAGTAGACTCCGAAGAGTTTGATGATTACTCTATGGTTGCTACAGTATCTAAAGAAGATGTAAAAAGGTTCAAAGATTACTCCCGTAAAAACAAAATATATCACTCGGATGAAATTACTAATTTAAAGATAGGTGATTATGTTATTCTTAGAGGCTATCCATTTGAAGGTATAGATGCTACTGTAAAAAACATTAGCTTAGCAACAAGGAAGGTTACTTTAATGCTATACCCGAATGATGGTAAGATGGTAATAAAACTACCCATGGATCACGTGGTATACTCGATATACCATAACTATGATGAGAATAAATTAATGGTGAACACATATAGCTCACCCAATGAATTAAAACAAAACACCGATGAGTAGATACGATAAGAGAGCTTGGTCTATGTTAACCAAGCAAGAGCAGGAAGCTTTAATGTTAAGCTTAAATAATGGGATGTCAACATGGGAAGCTGGAGCAATCATGGGGCTATCCCATTATAAGTATTTAGAAGTGAGATCTAGGTCTGAAAAGTTACTCAAGTTATATGTACAGTTCTTCGAGGCTGTAGGATCTACAAGCTTATTCCACCCTCAGACAATAGTAAGCGAAAGGTTCAGGGATTACATAGAAGGTTGTATGGAGAGAAGGTTGCCTAAAAGAGATGCTATATTATACTCGGGCGACTCAGTATATTGGCTAAGGTCAATAAGGTGGCAAGATGTGGAGAAAAACTTAAAGCTATTACAAAACTCGGAAAATCCCCATGATCAATCTTTGTTTAGGCTAATCCTAGAATTTGATAGGTGGAATAACTACCGTATAGTTCCTCATTCATATCAAATGCCATCAGCATATAAAAGACGGCTAAACAAGCGTGATAAGCAATATATTAACTACATAAGTAGTTTACCACCTAGAAAGATAAATGCTATACTAGACCTATTCCAATTTAAGCCACGGTCAAAGACAGCAAACCCTTTATTCATAGCTGTAATCTCAAAAGAAGTATACCAAATCGAGGAGTATGAAATCATTAAGGTTAAGAATGATAAAAACACCTTATCGAAATTATCCAGACTATCGATATATGCTTTTGAAAATGAAGATTTAGCAGATGCTTTTGGCTATATGGTTAGCCGATACAATGAAAAAATCAATTCTTCTAAAAAGGGTTTAAAATTCTGGCCAGAGTACAGGGAGATCATTGAAAAAGCAGTAAACTACAGGGATATAAACAACATCTTCTTTTATATAGACAAGTTAGATATGGCTTACGATGAGGAAATATCAAAACCAGTAAGAAAACGTAAACCTAAAGAAAAAACATCATCTGGAGCCAGAAGAGCACCGGAAGAAATTTTTTAAAAAATTTGCATATATAAAATATATGTAGTATATTTGCATAAAAATTAAAAGTAATGAAAAAGAAAACAACTTCTAAGGCCCAAACAAAAGGGTTACCTCGTTTAGGAAACGTTGCTTCTAGGCACGACAAAAAAACCTATAAAGAGCTTAAACGGGAAGCAGTTATAAGGGGCATGCCTTTTCCCGATGTAGTAGAAGCTGATGTATACAGGCTAATGAGTTACATTGATAACAGTATACAAAAACCTCAAGTAGAACTAATCGACCAATTCGATGATTGGGTGGATGAACAATTAGAACAAGCAGGTTACCCAAAAGGCTGTTCAATTAGATCACCACGTTTAAGATTAGGCTTTCTTGGAGAAGAGGATGAAGTAGGTAAAAGGGTATCTAAAAGAGTGAAAGGGATACCCAAACCAAAAAAAGAGAAAAGGGTGAAGGGCACTAACGGCTTATACCAAGGAACTAAAAAATCCCTCACCTATGAACTAACTACTAAGGGCTTTTCATTAGAGAGGGTTATTAGAAGAGTTAAAAAGAAGTTCCCAGATGCTTCTGATAAATCCATTAATATCTGGTTCAGAAATTGTTCAAAAGATAATGGCATAACAACACCTAAGAAAGATGGAAGTAAAAAAGCGAAGGAGAAAAAGGGGGAGGCCAAAAAAAAGAAAGCCAGCTCCAAAGATAAATGACCAGGTCTTAGATAGGAAGAAGTATTACCCATGGTACTATAATCAAGATTTAGAGGTAAATGTTATACCAATAGGCTTCTACTCTCTATATCATGCCCAGGTAACTTTAGTAAGGCAACTCGGGGATGAAGTACTAAAAGAAATCTTCATTAACAGTGGGGAAGTAATTAGAAGGAGGCATTGGGTATTAGCCAAAAACGCCTACTACTTCAAAGGTAAATACTATAAGATAAGAAAACATGCTTACCCCCCAGAGTATTACTTCAAAAGAAGTTTAAGGGGTAAGCTAGGTAGAATAATCCGAGAAGCAGCTGCTAAAGCTAAAACTCAAAAACAAAGAGAAGCTTACGTAGAAAAAGTATTATATAAGATATATGGACTTGACAGTTAAAGACTTCATAAAGATATACAATTCAACAGAACTTTTACATAGACTGATTGAAAGGCTAACTGAAAAAGAGAAGCGGCATCTTGCTAAGCAAAGCTTATTACCTGGGGTTCAACTACTAGCCCTTAAAATAAAGAAGCTATATGATACCGACCTGGACAAGTCTATTTCATTAGCTATAAAATATCTACCTCATTATTTAAAATGGTTACCCTCAAGAACTGGGGTTACCTTAGTAAAAAACATAAAAGACATACACCATGTATCAGAACTTGAATGTAGGGGATATAAAAGGCTACCTAGTAAAAACTTTAAAAGGGGTTTAAGAAAACTAGGTTTAAATGAAAACGGTCACTACATTATAACTAATCGGGTTATAGATGGTAGCTTATGGGTCTTCCCAGAAGACATGGCTCACAGCTATAAAGATTTAAGAGAAGGAAAACATTACATCTGGGCTACTATGGCATTAGCTGGGGTACCCGGTATAACTAAAATCTACATCAATGATACTAAATATCAAGAATAAAACAAGTAATAACTCAAACTATGCTATTGCAACTATTAAGCATTACCATTACGAGCCAGGGAAAGAATACCCCGATGAAGTAATAAGTACAGAACCTTTCGAAAGGTTACAAGATGAGGAAGATAAGGATTTAATCCTAAGGGCCCTATCAGAAATCGCAAATAGCGATAATGATCAAGAAAACGAAGTACTATACGATATGGATAAGCAAATAAGCTATACCATTAAGAAAAAACTAATAACAATATATTAATAACTTTTCTAAATTAAAACAAAATGGCAAAGAAAAAACAAGCAACAGCTCAGGAAGTATCACGTTTCGAACTTCCAAACGGTGCAACAATCGTTAAATATGACGATGGTTCAGTAACTTTCATCCCAGCTCCAATCGTACTAACAGCAGCCGATGTTAAAGCTATCCTCTCTGATGGCGAAGAAGCTGAAGAAGCTGATGACGAAGATGAAGATGAAGAGGATGGCGTATCCATCGAAGATATGAAGGAAGCACTTCTCGAATCCGGTGTAACCAAGAAAGCATTAAAGAAAATGTCCGATGAAGAAATCGAAGAAGCCTATTCAGAACTCGAATCCGATGAAGAAGAGGAAGAAGAAGACGAAGAAGCTGATGAGGAAGATTCGGACGAGGATGAAGACGAGGATGAAGACGAAGAGGAAGACGATGAAGACGAGGTAACTCCCGAGGCCCTTGCCGAAATGGACTTCGAAGAACTGGAAGATCTTTGCGATGACAAGGAACTTGAAACCAGTGCCGATGACTTCGATGAAGATGATGTAGAAAAACTTCGTAAGGCAATCGCCAAGGAACTCGGTATCACTTTACCTAAAGCTAAGAAAGGCAAGAAGTAATCTTCTCTCATCTAAAGAGTTAGCCTTTATTGTAGGGAATACTTTGAAGGCTAACTTTTTTAACTGACTATAGAACAATCCAATAACAGATTTTCAAAACAACTCTAATTTTTACAATCATGGCACAGAAAAAAGAAGCCCCGAAAAAAGAAGCTCCTAAGAAAGAAGCTGCAAAAAAAGAAACTGGTAAAAAAGCAGATGACAAAGCTGCAAAGAAAGCTGCCCGTTTAGAAGCAATCAAAAATCGCCCGGAAGGCCAACGTCCAAACGGAAAACAAGTGGATGTTATTCAAGGTGAAAACTTCACAGTTGAAACATTCGGTTATGCCGTTCGTCAACAGGGTTCACTGGTTACCTCAGTATTGAAAAATGCAAAAGGTGAAGTGGTATCAGTTGCAAACACCTTCGTTCCAGGTACTAAGGTAAAATCGAAAAAAGGTCATGGTATGATCGTCCCAGGTTTGGCTGGAGTTGGTAAACGTGGAAAAAACAAAGACTCGGAAGAGGATGACGACGAAGATTAATTCTTTGTAACAGATAAGATTCCACGAAGGGGCCGGGATACACATCCCCGGCCCTTTTTTGTTTAAAAGGCAACACTATGGATGACGAAAAAGAAATTCTTTTCATTGCATTAAGCAATTCCTATATTGGTTATTGCGAATTACTAGAAACACTGAAAGAAAGTTCCCAGGAAGATGAAATTCCTATGGTAGAATACTTAATAAA